CAGAAGCCCCAGAAGGTGACCCGAATGCTCAAAACCCTGCAGTCATTGAGCAGGTAATGGTAGCCGCTGCACAGCAAGTTATGCAAGCTAACCAAGCCGCTGCACAAGCAGGACCATCACCAGAACAAGCTATGGTTCAGATGGAAGCTGAAAGGTTGAATATTGAAAAACAAAAAATTCAGGCACAGCTTGCTAAAGAAGCAACAGAAGGTGCGCTTAAAAACCGTGACCTTGACTTGAAAGAACAAAAGCTGGCACTGGATGCATATAAAGTAGGAGCAGAGAATACTCTGAAGGCTGATGAAAAAGAGAAAGATAGAAATTCAAAGGCGGCTATCAAGGCAGTTGAAGTCCTTGCAGACCTCATCAAGCAAGAAGAAGGTGCCAAAAACACCGAAACGCTTAAAGCGGCAGACATGATTACTAAACTTATTTCTGACGCTAAGAAGGGTGTATAATGCTCTGGGAAGAAATTGATAGAATATTGCAAAAAGAAATGGATGCAGTAAAAAATTCGCTTGCATCTGGAGCCGCTTCGGATTATTCTTCGTATATGAGTTCTGTTGGTCGTATCTCTGGATTAGAGTGGGCAAGAGCAGAAATCAAAAACGTAGTTAATCAAATGATATATGAAGACGATGAGGAGTAAAAATGCAACAGGTTGCTATGAGCAAATCAATTCTTAACGATGCTTGGAATAATAATGAGGAAGTACCAGACCCAGATGTACTTCCTATTATTCCGGGTTACCATATTTTAGTACGGCCTGTTTCTGTTAAAGCAGAAACCAAAGGTGGTATTATTCTACCAGATTCTACCAGAGAAGATATCTCTTACCTTACTACTGTAGGTAAAGTACTTCGTATTGGTAAGGATGCCTATGCTGACGAAAAGCGTTATCCAAATGGTGCGTGGTGTCAGGAAGGTGACTATGTGTGTTATGGTAAACACTCTGGTCAAAAGTTTCTCTATAAAGGTGTACGTCTTATTCTATTGTTGGATGACCAGATTTCTATGGTTGTCTCTGACCCTAAAGAACTAGACCCTACATATAATCTAGCACACTAATGTCAAAGTCTAACAATACCTTAATCACTAAGTCTTTTGAACGCCCTAAGAAGCGTAGACCCGGTGTACATAAGAAAAATGTTAATAAACGTAATAAACCTAAAAATTTCTTTGGGTAAACTATTGCGTATGCTTTGCTTATAATGTATTATAAATCAATTGCGTAATTCGTCATATTCGCAACTGACGTAAAAGGAGTATTAAATGTCTGAAGAATGGACAACGGTTGACACTTCCCCCGCCGTAAAAGAGGAAGAAAAAGTTGAGTTTGAAATTGAAGGTCAAGAGGAACAAGTAGATGCTCCTATTGAAGTTCAACGACAAGTTGAAAAAACTGAAGAGACTGAAGCATCGGCTGCGCCTGAAACAGGTGGAAGCCCGGAGCAAGAAGAACCTCAGTCTGGCGCACAAAAACGAATCCGACAACTCGTAAAACAGAAGAAGGAACGTGAAGAACAGATTCAGAATCTGGTTGCACGTCAACAAGAACTTGAAGAACGACTAAAGGCTCAACAGCAGGAACTAAGAACTTCATTAGAAAAAAGTTTTGAATCTGCTGAAGAACAAATTAATAGTCGTATTGCTATGGCTAAAGATGCTTATAAACAGGCACTTGAGTCAGGAGATACTGACCGTATTGTACAGGCTCAAGAATTTTTGAGCAATGCACAAAATGACTCAGCATCACTAAAGTTTGAAAAGCAATACAGACAACCACAGCAGGAGGTCCAAAGACCACAACAGCAACCACAGGGGCAGCACCCACAACAAGCTGCTCAGTATGATAGAAATGCTGTTGAATGGGCTGGACGAAATCCGTGGTTTGGACAAGACAACGTAATGACTACGCTTGCTCTTGAGACAGATGCGGAATTAAAAGCGGAGGGGTATGACCCTTCTGATGAAGATTTTTATCAAGAGATTGATTCACGTCTTCGTAGTAAGTTCCCAGAACGGTTCGCTACGCAGACTGAAACAGTACAACGCCAGCAGGAAGCGTCAACTCCTGCCCAAGTGGTAGGTGGAGCATCACGCACTTCATCAGCCTCATCTGGTAAGAAGGTACGCCTTACTAAAGAAGACATCCGACTTGCTGAAAAGTGGGGTATATCACTGGATAAGTATGCAGCCGAAAAGCTTAAAGTAGAAAAAGCTGACGGTGAATATACTACAGTTTACAGTTAATAGCGTGGAGGAAATTAAAATGGCACGTAATACCACAACATCACGTAGTGTAGAGTCTCGTGAACTCAATACAAGGGAACAGTTTGAAGAATATCGTGAGCCTAATATGCTTGATATTCCAGACGAAACTAAAATCCGTTTTGCAAATGAGGGCTTGACCCTTCGTTGGATACGTATTAATCTTCGTGGGCAAGACGATTACAAAAATGTCGGTAAGAAAATTCAAGAAGGCTGGCAGTTTGTATCTGTAGATGAAGTTCCTGAGATGCAACACACTTCCTTCGTGAGGGAAGAGGGACGATATTCGGGAGCAGTCTGTCGTGGAGACTTGGCCCTAGCGAAAATGCCACTGGCTAAATCGCAAAGTCGTCAACGGTACTATGAGAATAAAAGCCATGAGATGGTTGATGCAGTTAATCAACAGCTTATGGGTCAAAATGATTCTCGTATGCCAATTCGTAATACAAGTAAATCTAGTGTTACCAAAGGACGTACTCCTAAATTTCAGGATTAAATATTTTGGTAAGTGCAATTTTAAAATGGGAGAAATAATATGACTTCAACTAAAGCGTTGAACGGCTTCCGACCTTCTCGTAAACGCGGTAACAACCCGAACAACCAAGGCACTAATGAGTACCCAATTGCTTCAGGCTACGCTGCTAACATTTTTACAGGCGACCTCGTCCGTATTAATGCAGGGAATGTGGAAGTTATCACCACTGTAACAGAGGTAGTCCAAGGTGTATTCATGGGCTGTCAGTATGTTGCAAACGGTGAACAAAAATGGAGCAAGTACTGGCCTTCAGGTACATCCGCAACTAATGCGAAAGCTTTGATTGCTGATGATGCACGTGCAGTATTTGAAGTACAAGCCGATGCGTCTGTAACTGCAGGTGACCTGTATGGTTCACAGAACTTTGCTGTAACTCTTGGTTCAGGTTCTACCTTCACAGGTATCTCTGGTCATGGTATTGCCGCTGCAACTCGTACATCTACGATTGCAATGTGTCGTTCTATTGATGCAGTTGATGAGCCGGGTAACGATGTAGATGTAGCCGCTGAGAATGCGTTTCTCAAGCTAAATGTACGTCTGGTACAGCACACTGACAACTTCCACGATGCAATCGTGACTGCACCTACATCAGGTGCGGACCCATCATTCTAAGTAAAGGGAGAATAATAAATGGCTATTAATCGCGCAAGTATTGCAAAAGAGCTACTCCCCGGTCTTAATGCCGTATTCGGCATGGAGTATGGGGAAGTTAGTGACGAACACGCACCTCTGTTTGAAACAGAAAATTCAGACCGTGCGTTTGAAGAAGAAGTATTGTTCACAGGATTTGGTACTGCACCTACTAAAGGTGAAGGTTCTGCCGTATCTTATGACGATGCACAGGAAAGCTACACAGCACGTTACACACATGAGACTATCGCACTTGCATTTGCAGTGACAGAAGAGGCAATGGAAGACAACCTCTATGACACATTCGCAAAGCTTCGTGCGCGTGGTCTTGCACGTGCAATGGCGAACACCAAGCAGGTTAAAGCTGCAGACGTGTTCAACAATGGCTTTAATGCTACATATGTAGGTGGCGATGGTGTTCCATTGTTCTCTGCATCACACCCAACCATTGGTGCTGGTAATCAGTCAAACTACATTGGTGCTACTGACTTGTCAGAAGCTTCACTTGAGTCTGCATTGATTTCAATCTCAAAAGCAAAAGATGACCGTGGTATTCTGATTGGTCTGCAAGCTAAGTCTTTGCATATCCCTTCAGACCTCGCATTTACTGCTGACCAGATTCTAAACAGCACAATGTCAACAACAATCGGGGTAAACCCAACAACTGCAGCAAATGGTGCGACTAATGTTAATGACATTAACTCAATCCGTAATCAGGGTCTTGTACCGGGTGGCTTCTACGTAAACCGCCGCTTTACAGACACTGATGCTTGGTTCCTAAAAACCGATTGTCCAAACGGTGCGAAGATGTTTGTACGTGCTGGTCTCCAAACTAAAATGGAGCCTGACTTTGACACTGGTAACCTCCGGTTCAAGGCACGTGAGCGTTATTCATTCGGCTGGTCCGATTGGCGTTCATTCTTCGGTTCAGATGGTGCTTAATTAGCAACATCATAAAAACTTAAAAAAAGAAGAGGGATACTATTTCGTATTCCTCTTTTTTTATGTATAATAGGAATAGTCAAAAAAACTAATAACTAACTAATTAACAACATGAGGTTACAATGGCTACAAATATACGACAAGGTTTCGTAACAGGCAGCGGTGCTGTACTGGATACAACCACAAATGTTACAGTTGCAAATACTCGCATTAAAGGAATTACTTATTCTGGTGTAGGTACATTTACTGTTACTGGCAATCAGACAGATGATTATGGTAATGTACGTGGCAGCAATATTAAGTTTGTTGGAACTACTAATACAGATGCAGGAGATATTATGATTCCTGATTTTGGTATTCGTGTAGTAGGTCCAGTCAAAGTTTCTGCGCCAACATCTACAGCAACGGTAGCAATTTATTATGGCTAATTATACTTATTTGGTTGAAGACTTAATTGCTGCCACAGAAAATGATGGCACAGAGTTTCTCAACTATATCCCTAAAATTGTAGGTAGAGCAGAGGAACGTCTGACACGTGTACTAGATGACTATGGTCTAGTGCAAACCACCGCTGTTACCTTTAATATTAATGATAATAGTTTTACTTTACCAGTAGGTACACGTACAATTAAAAATATTAATTTTAATTTAAATGGAGAAACATTTCAAGTTCTTCAAAGAACAGATGAGTTTATTCGTGACTACTGGCCTGTAAGCGCAAGTACAAATGATATTGTAAATTACTATGCAAGAGTAGATAATACAAAAATTCTTTTAGCACCTACACCTGCACAAACTGTTAGTGCTAGTATTGTATATGTAGCACAACCTACACCATTGACATCAGCAACACAAAATAATTATTTTAGTGATTATTGTTATGATGCTTTGTTTAACGCTTCTATGGTAGAGGCAATGGTATTTATGAAAGACTATCAAACCAGTCAACTGTTTGAACAACGCTATCAGCAATCAGTTGAATCACTTCGTAACCAAGCAAGACGCACTAGAAGGGACGATATGGAAACTGCAACAAGTCCTGCAGGTGCAGACAATCCAGTCATTCCGGGGAGTAACTAATGAAAAAACAAATCATTAAAGGCATAAGTAAAGTTGTAGAGGGTGCTGTAAAAGCAAAACCTAAAGGCCGTAAACGTGGACGTAAGACCGCAGCGCAACGTGCAGCTAAAAATTTAAAAGCTAGAGAGTCACGTGCAAAGCTTGCTGGTACTCGTGGTCCACAACACCGTGGTCAGAAGCTTCTTAAAAATGAAGCAGCCAAGCCTAAACTTACTCTTGGTCAAAAGCTAAAGCGTGAAAAAGGTAAAGTAAATACTTCAGGACTTTCCCCAGATGAGAAGAAAGAACGCCGTTCATTAATGGCTCGTGTGATTCGTGAAGCACGTGCAGATGGTAAGGGAAAGAAAGCACCTACAGGAACACGCAAACAAACTCTTACCAAAAAAGGTTTAGAACTTGTACAAAAAGGTGATATTGAAACAATAGTTAAAAACCCTAAGAAGTATATGTATGAAGGCGCAGACGCACAACTAGTTTCTAAGGATGCTACATCTGAGTTTGCATCACGTAAAGAAATGCGTGAAGCATTTAA